TGGTGTTTAATTATTCGTTTCCTCTGCTCACAAGGGGTTACATAAATTTAACTTGTTATTAATGATACAACAATTATACTTATATTATGAACGATATATTCAATAAAAATGGCTACCGAAATGTTGCCGAAAAATGCCGAAAGTTGCCAAAATGGTGGTACATATCTGTACCAAGAATGGCAGTTTTCTGCCGTTTACAAATTGATTTTTTAGAGGCACACGATTTCGAGTCGTACAATCAACTAAATATACGACCTACAATAAATCCCAGAAATCTGCCAGTTATAAGCAATATTTCTCAATTTATATCGTTATTTTTTTCCAAAAATAGTCCAATATTGCCGAAATGTTGCCGAAACTTTTTGAGTGTTTTAGGTCTAATTTCAAAACATAAGATTTACTTATTTTTACCTTTACAGGTGGCATACGTCTTTTTTTACAAACAGTTTTTTTATTCGTTTGTAAGTGGCTATACGATTAAGTTTGACTATCACTATGGAACAGGTATTATAGACGTGTGCTGCCTTTTTGCGATTTTAAGGTTGCCGAAATATTAACAAACTAGCGGAGTAAAAAATGTACAACCCAAACAAAGACGAACCAGGTTACTATCCTTTAAACCAAATACCGAAAGATTGTTTCTTCAAAAGAAAAGAAACTGCACACGATGTTTATACAAAAAACCATTACAACAAACTTGAGAAAGATTTCTCATGCTCAAGTTATTTCGACATGAATAAGGAGGTCTTTGTTAAGGCTAAAAAACTTGTTTATGTTGGCTTTACTTTTTAATAACAAACTAGCGGAGTAAAAAATGATACACACATATACAAAAGGACATATAAATACTTACAAACTTGGCGACCAAGAGATTAAGTATAATATGCAAAATAAAACGGCACGTTATAAAAATGTAAACGGCTCAGAAACCAAAAAAAGAAACTTAAACAATGAGCCTGAAAGTGTTTTTGTAATGTCGTGTTTTGATAGTTTACAAGAAGTGAAAAAGACTTATACACTCGAACATATAATAAAACATTTTGTGACATCAAGAGAAGGTAAGATTACAAGACGTACAAAAGCTGAAGAAACTACATTATTAAAAGCAGCATTTAAAATGTTTACAAAGACTGACTTTACAAAATGCACATCAAAAGATGTCAGAAATATTTTAGATGATGCAACCATTACTATAGATAAAAGGAATCGTATAAAAAAGAAAATGCAACAAGTTGTTGATTATGCAATTTCAGAGGATATCTTTCCAACAAACTATAATGTATTTAAACCCATAAAATTATTTGCAGTACCAAAGTCAGAAAAGAAAACTAAGTTATTTTTTGAGTTAGGATCTGAAGTGCCTAACGAACATCATACAATCACTAGGTTGTATTCTGTCGCTAATTCGCCACATCAAAAAATGATGTTATTTTTATTGACAATCACAGGTGCTAGGATCAATGAGATTCAGAATTTGAAATGGTCAGACCTTGTCATAAAAGAAAATTCTGTACCATATTTACAAATACGTAATAGTAAAATTAAACCTACTGATACAAAAATGGGTGAGTTTCGTTGTATGGATATCGACCCAACACATTTGCAAACTCTCTATGAATTAAAAAAAGGCATAGAAGAATTTACACCAAATACATATCATTGGGGGGGTGCTTTTAATACACCGACAAATACAACTGAGCGACAAGATGGTAGGTCTTGCGACAGACGTGAGGGGATGAGATTTAAATACATCTTGTCAGGGCATGATGGGTATAGTCCATCATATACAACACTACGTAGATGGTATGCTGATTTATGGTCAGATGCTTACGATAAATACGTACATCACAATGAGTACCCATTCCCCCACGAACGTAAACCAACAGGGCTGACGTTCCATGCGTTCAGGCGACATTACGTGTGTAGTTTTAGAGATAGTATAGAAAACTTCTCATTGGAGCATCATACCAAATTACAAATGATGATCGGTCATACTGTTGGCTCTGCCGTTACTGATTCAATATATACACAGTTCAAAGAAACAAGAGTTCCTGAATCCAAACTCAATTCACAAATAAAATTGGGTGTTGATTTCGGCTAATATTATTATTAGACAACTATAAATTTGATATGTATAAGAATATTTACAAGGAGAGGTGGCTGAGTGGTTGAAAGCACTGCTCTCGAAAAGCAGCATGGGGGGAACTCCATCGAGGGTTCGAATCCCTCCCTCTCCGCCAAGTATACAAAAAGAAACCCTCTCATTAAGGTGAGAGGGTTTCTTTGTTCTGTACTTTTAATATTCTAATGTTTCGTGAAAACCATACGGCAACACAGACCAATTTGGTAATTGGCAAAGTATCGGCACAGAATATTGCACGTCTGCACTTTGTACTAATATTCTGTTATCGCCAAGGGCAAATAGATCCCATGAGCCATCTTGTTTTTTTCTTGGTATTGCAATCATTTTTTTATTATCGACTGCGACTAAGCATATTCTACCATCACTCTTAATGTGTATTTTACGTTGGTCAACCATGCCACCCTTACGAATCCTTGCTATAAATATCATTTGATCTCGCCAATTAAATGGAGTTTCTGATACATATATATAGCCAACGCAATCATGTGGTAAAAATACTGTTTTACATTTTACACGTTTCTTAGATGTTAATGTATCGTAATCCCACACTTGGTAATTTTCTCTGACCTCACCAAGTATAGGTATTTCGCAGCCAAAGTGTTGTACATCAGGTAAAGGTAACCCAAATACATTTGCTATATCTTCTATATTTTTTTGTGGAATAGTTCTGCGACCATTGATCCATGTTGATATCACAGATGGGTCTACATCTAAATGAGTTGCTAATTCGGTTTGTTTCATATTATTAGCGATTAGCAGTTCCTGCAATCGATGTGCAATTTGTGTTTGATCTCCGTGCATTATTGATTCCTCCGCAAGTTAGTCCGCAAGTTTGTGATACATGACAAATGTCATAAGAAAAACTTTACTTAATATGTCATGCACTGTTAAGAAAAAATTAACTTATTCACAATTTTTATAAATAAAACTTATAAATCATTTCACAAAAAATATCTTTTATATATCGTTATTAAACGAATAAAAGTTACTTATAACACTTAAATACTACGGATAAAATAATGAAACTTGCGGACTACCTTACATTGAGCCAAATATCAGCAAAAGATTTTGCCAGGCAAATTGGTGTGTCTAAACAGACTGTATATAATTATACTGCTCATCCAAGCAAACCCAATCACGTAAAACCACACATAAAACACATGACAAAAATTGTAAACTTGACCAATGGACAAGTACAAGTATCTGACTTTTATCCTAATCTGAATTGGCATAATAATGAAAAATCTTAATGGCATAAAAAAATGGACTGAGTTGAATAAGGGTTTTGAGCCTTATATGTCAGCATCAAAATTAAGTTTGTTTAAGAATGATCTACCCATGTTCATTTGCAAATATGGATTTGGAAAAAGAACAAGTGGCAGTCCTGCCATGCACAGAGGGTTAATTGTAGAGGATGCAGTTGTTCGTGTGTTGCAAGGCAAAATGACTGTTGATGAAACAATCGAAAAAGCAGCTGCACGTTTCGGCAGCTTATATCTCATACAAGATGAATCAACGCACAAAGAGTTTTTAAACCTTGACCCAATGATTAGGCAAAGTTGTGAGGCATTAGAGGGTTATGGAGTGCCTGTCTTTGACGATAACAATAGGCAAGAGAAAATCGAATTTAATATGAAAGATACGATCAATGGTTGGGAAATACCATTCATTGGTTACTTAGATCTAGTCTTTCCTGACACAGGTACGATTGTCGATTTAAAAACGACAACCAAAATGCCATCAGTACAATCATTCGATCACCAATTACAACGCGCCATATATCAAAAAGCACGAAGTAATTACAATGTCGAGTTTTTATATGTCACACCAAAAAAGTTTGAATTTAAGCAAGATGGTGAAACGGACAACCTGTTGGAGTCGGCAAGACGTATCGTCAATTCAATGAATGACTTTTGCGATAGCTTAACACCTGAACAAGCAAGAAAAGCAATACCATTTACCGATAGTTTTTATTGGCGAGGTGAACGTGAATTGACAGAGTTTTATAATAAAGAAAGTGGAGAAGGTAATTAGATGGCAAAACATTCAAAATTAAATCGTGCCTACACACAGTCCAATAAAACAAAAAATAAGCTAAATGGTAAAAATATAATTAGAGAAACCTCATATGTAAAACCACTATTTCGTTATGTATCAAATAAATATATCAACCCAAAGACAGCAGAAGATATACATAAAATTTTTAATCAAAATAACCGAGAAAGTGGAGAAAATGAATAAAGCAGGGCGTAAACCAAATGATAATAAAGCAGGTAGAAAACCTGTAAATAATAAGTGGGGAAATTGGGTCAACATGGACAGGCAACTAACCCACGTTAAGTCAAGATTTAAAGTTGACTTAGACAGTATTCAAGATGATTCAGATTTGGTCTATTGGATGTTCGTAGTGGTAAATACTCGTTGGTGTTGCAGGACTGATCTTGCTGATTACATTGTGGCATTAAACGATATTTTAGAGCCACATTCTCATTTAAATATAACTGCTAAAGTTAGCGAAAACATAGTAAAGGAAGGTAAACACAATGAATTTTGAAATATCATTTGGTGAAACAAACAACGACTCTATCATAGATGGTTTTATGAGTTGGTCGGCAAGAGGCACACAAGACGGCAATATAGCTGCAAAAAACTTTTTTATAAAAACCAACGATGGCGACAAAGTAATTGTTAATGCCATTAAAGATAAGAAAAAAGGTGTCGTTATGGACATTTATAATATGCAAACAGGTTGGCAACGATTTGCAGATGGCGGTAGCGATTGGGTCATGAATGACGACTTAAAACATTGGAAACCTAAACCTGGTGAAGATTACAAGCAAGGCATATCAATTCCTTGCTCAATAAATAACGATAAACTTGTAATTTGGAAACAAGCAGGTGTTGCTGTTATTGAAGGTTTTAAGGCATTAACACAAAGTATTAATGGTAACGACACAGGTAAATTACCGGTTGTAGTAATGACAGGTACTACAGAGATGAAATTTAAAGTAGGTAGTACAAATATACCAAAGTTAAGTGTTATCGATTGGGTCGATAGACCATTTATTTTAGAGGCAGAGCAAGATAAAGACGTGGCAGTTGAAGAGGAAACTGTTGAACTTCCTGCGAACTCAGAGTTTTAACGAATTTGCGGTGCTAATTATCCTCCCCTTGATTATGCCCATTAGCACCGCAATACCCTACAAGTGTGGCTATGCAAACAAATACAAAACAAATAAAACAACATTTGGAGTACATCACGAAACGATGGAATGAGCTTGATGGTGATTCACAATTTGAAATACGTTGTATCAAAGATGGTCATATAATTAGTAACAAGTTCAACGTGCAACAAATAGATGATGCTGTAGTATTTGCAAAAACTATTAATGAAAAACAGTACAATATATATACAACTATAAACCCTGTAAATAAAACTGCTAATGGCAAACACGCATCAGACCAAGACATAATAGGCAGTTTTTTCGTCTATGCAGATTGTGACGATCCACAATCTATGGAAAATGTACGCAAAGATATTAAGAGTGGTTTTACAGAAACATTTGCGGTGCATACAGGTAAGCTGCCACCACGTGGTCATATATATTATGAACTCGAACAACCTGTAACCGACATGAAAGAGTGGCGAGAGTTACAAAAAGCAATCAGTACAAAGTTTAAATCCGATGAAAAGATATGCAATCCATCGAGAATTATGCGACTTGCAGGGTCGGTGTCTTATCCTGATGCAGCAAAGAAAGCGAAGGGTAGAGTCACCGAATTGACGGAATTGCTCAAAAACAAACGTGTTTTAAAGACCACACAAGCACTTAAAACAAACTTTCCGACCCATAGTACCCTCGATAAATTCCAAATAAACTTTCAAGGCTACACACAGAATGACCGCATTGACGTACAAAATAGTATAAATCACATACGTCAAAACATTGATTGGCACGACAACATGATAAAAGTTGTGGCATCAATGGTAACAAGAGGTCGCCAAGATTATGAAATACACCAAGCATTGGTTGGCATTACACAACCTGGCTATACAAACGAGCAAACGACAAAAGAAATAGATATAGCCATCGAAGGTGCAAGAAATAAAGGGTACGATAGGAACAATTATCAACAACAACAAGTGCAGATTGTCCAACCTCTTAATCGTAAGTTGTTTAAGAAGTGGACACCTATCGACCCTTTATCCATAAAACCGAGGGACTTTTTATATGGTAAGCACTACATAAGAAACTATGCAAGTTTAACTGTAGCACCGCCTGGTGTAGGTAAATCGGCATTGGTTATTGCAGAGGCAATTAGTATGGTTACCGGTCGTAACTTATTAAACGTGCCAACGAAACAATGCAAGGTTGCCTATTTTAATTCAGAAGACCCATTTGATGAAATACAAAACAGGGTGTTAGCCATTGGGCAACAATACAATATAAAACAAGACGAATTAGCTAATCTATATATCGCATCAGGTCGTGAAGATGAAATATTACTGCTGCAAGGCGAATATGGCATTGTAAACGATGATGCGTACATGGCAATAGAGGAAATGGTTAAGGCAGAAAGTATTGACGTACTCATACTCGATCCACTTGCAAACATGACAACAAGTAGTGAGTCTGTTGAGAATTTCCGCACTATTGGTCGCAGCCTGTCCATGTTGGCAGACCGCTGCAGTATTAGTATTATGATTGTACACCACACAAGAAAGATTGCAGCAGGGCAAAACGAAATTAGTGTAGAAGATGCAAGAGGTGGTAGCAGCTTAATTGGTGCTGTGCGTTCGGCACGTATCGTAAATAGGATGTCAAAAACGGAAGGCGAAAACCTAAATGTAGACAACTATTTAGATTATTTTAAAATTACAGGTGCAGGTAAAAACAACTTAGCACGTATTAGTGATAAGGATAAGTGGTACAAAAAAACGAGTCAAACTATGGCTAATAATGATGAAGTTGTAGTTGTTGAAGAGTACATACCACCATCAGCATTTGACGGCATTACAGAGCAACAAGTAAGAAATTTAGTTAAAGACATAAACAAAAGCAAAATAATTTTGTTATCAAGCATACGTGCTACACGCAACGAAAGCAAAATGTCAGTACACGAATTTATAGCCGAAAAACTTGACCTCAATATTGACGATGCACACGCAAAAAGACGTGTAAGTTTGATGTTAAAATCTTGGCTAGAAAACGATGTGCTGCGTGAAGAAACAATTAATATGTACGATGTTGATCCCAAAACATACCGCAAAAGAGATGTATATAAGCATATTGTGGTTGGTGAGGCTAAAATATGGTGAAACTAGCTGTGAGTAACATATTTGCTATTTTTGGTGGTAGTGGGGGATATGGTAAAACCACTACCACCGCAACTACCAAAACAAATACCTGGCAGAAACGCAGGGAAAGCCTTGTTGGATATAGATTTTACGTGTGTGTGAAAGTGATGGTGGTAGTGCCTTTCTTTATAAAGGCACAAACACTACCACCACCACACGTGTTGGCAGTACCAACATGAAGTTATTTAAGGCACGAACAAAAGAGTATGAATTTTTTAACAGGCAAGGGCAGCATATAGGAGTTAAGGCATATTTGAATTTAGCATTTTCACACATAATCGAAGATTATTTACACTACCAGGAGCAACACGATAATTATTACGGATTCGGTAATTTAGCTAACCTTGTAGATGAGGAAATGGCACAACGATACGATAGTGCCATATTAAAGTTACGTATTACGATTGAACGTACTGACGCAAAAAACAAAGCAACTTGGAAAGAATTAAAAATACGTTGCGAGATTTGTAAACGTGGACTCGATGCTATGCAAAAATATGTCCAGGACAATCATCTGTTTACACCGCCAACGATGCTGACGAGCAAACGTGCTGACGATAAGACTTTTGCTGTTGTGCTATACCCACAAGATGCTGCATGGGTAAAAAACAATCAAGGTGAGGTTGATGTCGTTTACACCATGCAAGAGATTGTGACGATATTAAAAGATTACGAATTAACGAGTGAGTTAAAAAGCCGACTCGACAAACATGGTTTTGATAAATCAGAAGTCGTGTCAATTAATAAACCAAACGATAACAAGGACTATTATAATGACGAAATACCCTTTTAAATATGATGTACGAAAAAACCCTAAAACTTTTTTAATCCAAGCAGAAACCATACTTGAGCAACGTGGCAAACAATATGGCGACTGTTTCGAGTTGTTTGAACGTATGGCAGCAAGATTTGGCTATACGATTGGTGAGAAAATAACACCATATCAAACTGCAAGAATTATGATCGAGTTAAAATTAGCACGTTTGGATCTAAACCCTTACGATGAGGATAGCATAATCGATATCATAAACTATACAGCATTGGCAGGTGCGATGAAAAGTCACGAAGATACAAAGACAATTAAAAAACAAAAAACAGTTGGCGATATTGATTTTAGCGAGATATTACATGGCAAACCCTCAGACTCCTAAAAAATTTACAATTAAATCTGACTTAGGTACAGAGCAGGGTGTAAAAGACCATAGCTATCGTGATGAGGCTATTGGTTTAACAGCAGGGTCACAGTTAAGACGTAGAGTGCTAACACAAAATTTGATTGATAGATATTATCAAAGAAAATTAATAACACCACGTCAATATAACACAGCACAATATCTACACAGTATTTACACAAAAGGTAGCCGTACTGCAGGTATGAAATACGATGTACGAGTTGATGGTGGGGGTGCAAGTAATGATGATTCAGCAGTAGGTTTTTCTGACTATATGAAAGCGATGAAGTTGCTGCCTGGTGAAATGTTTCGTGTTGTACAATGGATTGTAATAGATGGTTGTAGTGCAACATCATTAGACCAACAGATACACAATGGTCGAAGGATGTCTATGCAGCAGTTAAGAAAAGCATTGGATAAATTGAGTGAATATTTTGGTATTTCATAGTGGCAAAAAGAGATAAACAAACAATTAAAGGTATAACTGCCGAGTTAAAAGTGCAGTTAGAATTAGCACAAAATCCTGATTTGTTAGTGTTTACACCACTACTTGGTCTTGGTTTAGTCGATATAGTCACACTCAATCGTAAGACAGGTGAGTATAAATCTTATGATGTTAAGGCTAGAAGTTACCGCAAATCTAATTACACAACGAAAGATGGACATTACAAAAACACAAAAGGTATGCTTATTAATAGACCAAGAAGTAATGAACAAAAAAAACTAGGTGTAGAAATTGTTTATCCAAAAGAGACAAAAAAAAGAGGCAGTTAAAAACTACCTCTTTTCTTACTCTTAATTTGTGTTAACTTTAATTTATAAGAGACGTTTCGAACTTAGGTTTTATCCATTGTTCAAACCAATCACGAGCATCGTCTTGTAATTGGTAATTATTTTCTATGTGCTTTTTATATGGCAATAATTTATGTACACCATTATTTTTATAACACACAAACATTTTAATATTTGATTCGTAAAATATTGCGTAATTTTTATAGTTGTATAATTTCATTTTAATACCTCGCAAGTTTGTTTAAATTATAGTCAAATAAAACTTATAATAATAATTATGAATAATTATGCGTTTGTAAAGTTTTAAATTGTATTTTTAAACATTATTTGATATTTACTTACAAATGGTTAATGATTTAAAAAACAAAGAAAATAGTCAAGTAAAACGACCAAGAGGTCGCCCAAAAGGTACAGCACCAAGTTTCTCGTCAGTAATTTTAGTTCGTAATAGCATAAAAGCAGCTATGGATGAGTGCGAGAGACGTGGCAGACCGCTGTTTATGCTGTTAGCTGATGAGATGATTGAAAGTAAAACACCATCTAAGACATTGAATTTACTAGGTAAATTCTTGCCAGGTGTACAGGCAGACCTAAACATTACTGTAGAAAACAATTTTGCTAGTGCATTAAAGGAAGTGCAGCAGCGGTTAGTGGAGCAGGGTGAAGTGGTAGACATTGAGGTTGTAGATAACGGAGCAGACGTTAAGTAGACGTGTGCATCGGTGTTGTAAGTATTGGTTTTCTGCCATTTAGAATATAGGTTGCCGAAATAGTTGCCGAAACTTAGGGTGGATATAGCTTTTCTACAAATTATGCTGCAAAAATACCAAAAAAAATAGTATACCCCTCCTGGCAAAAAAGGGTGGGGGGTAGTGTCATTGTAATACCCCCCTCATAAAAAAATTGTGAAAAAAATTATATATGTTTAATTATTCGTTTGCATTGTTTGACAGTATAAAGTATATATGATGATAACATAGTATAACTATGTAATGATATCTCCTTCAAAACCTCACGTTTAAACACATTGACGTGGGGTTTTTTTATTAGCATTATATTTTTGGTCGTAGCTTTTTACCGCAAGTTTGGGCTGCGACCACTTCCAAAAAAAAAATTTTTATGGCAAAAGTAATCAGAGATGCAGCTGATACACTTATTGCTCTGCGTAATGATCCTGTTCTATTCGTTCGAACGTGCTTACAGGCAGAGCCGCAAAAGTGGCAGATAGAGGCATTACAAAATATAGCAAATCATAATCGCTTATCAGTACGTAGCGGTCATGCTGTGGGAAAAACAACTTTTCTTGCGTGGACAATCTTGTGGTTTTTACTGACACGACCTGATGTAAAAATAGCTTGTACCGCAAACTCCGCAAGTCAGTTAGAACAGATACTATGGTCTGAAATTCAAAAATGGCACAAACGAATGCCTGTTGGATTTCAAAACGAGTTAGAATTTCGCACCGACAAAATCACAATAAAAAATGCACCTGAAAGTTTTTGCGTTGCACGTACTAGCAGGCGTGAAAATCCAGAGGCACTTCAAGGTTTTCACTCACCCAATATGTTATTTATTATCGATGAGGCATCAGGTGTACCTGATATTATATTTGAAGTTGCACAAGGTGCGATGTCTACACACAATGCAAAAACAGTAATGGTTGGCAACCCTAACAGGGCATCAGGGTTTTTTTATGACGCATTTAACAGAAATGCTGAATCATGGAAAACAATGACAGTTTCATGTGCGGATGCTAACACAGTCGACCCTAATTACATTGAAGAAATGAAAAGGCAGTATGGGGAAGACTCTAACGTATATCGTGTGAGGGTTTTAGGACTCCCACCCACGACTGACGATAATGCGATTATGGGTAGAACACTTGTAGAGTCTGCCATAGGTCGTGATGTTGAGCCAACAAATGTTATGCCTGTTTGGGGTATTGATATTGCTCGTATGGGAGCAGACAGGTGTGCATTGTGCAAACGCAAGGGTAACATTATAACTGAGCCGATTAGACATTGGGGTGGTAAAGACTTAATGGAAACTGTAGGTCTTATCATGGCA